CGTGGCAGGCTCGGTTATGCTACGCGAGTTTGTAAGAGTGGCCGACGATATGAGCTTAGTAAATTCGCGCCTAAAAATGGCTACTAGCTCGGCCGCCGAATACGCAGAACAACAAAAAGCCCTACACGCTATTGCTAGAGATACGCACGCCGACATCAAAGAAACTATAAATTTATACGCAAAATTAGCCCCAGCCCTTAAAAATATCGGCAAAAGCACCGAAGATACTAATAACATGGTGTCAAGCTTTACTAAAGCCTTACAACTGGGCGGAGCGAGCGCAGAGGAGGCCGCTGCCGCGATAAAGCAATTTGGTCAAGCTATGGGTAGCGGTGCGCTAAGGGGCGACGAGTTTAACTCTATCGCCGAAGCTAGTCCGACGCTCTTGCGGTATATGGCCGAGGGCCTGGGCGTAAATGTAGGCAAACTGCGCGAATTAGGCAGCGAGGGCAAATTAACCGCCGAAGCCTTAAGTAACGCGTTTGAGAAGGTCAAGAGTAGAATAGATAGTGATTTTGCGCAAATGCCCGTAACCGTTGGCAAGGCATTTACCGATCTGCGCACTGAAATAAATCTAATCGTAGGCGATATAAACGAAGTAACGGGTGCGACGCAAACGATAAGCGGGGCGATAACCGGCTTTGCAAACGCGCTGAAAGAAAATAAAGATACTATCGTAGGCGTAGTAAGCGGTATCGGAACGCTAGTTAAACATCTTGGAATATTAGGCGGCACGTATTTAGCCATTAAAGGCTCTATGGCAGCGTATGCGGCTATGACGACAACAGTAGCGGCACAAACCGCGGCGGGCGTTATACAGCTTGGCTTTATGGACAGAGCGCTAATGAAAATCGGCGTTACCGTAGGCTCTTTAAAAGCGGTATTTATGGGCTTTTTACCTACTTTGGCTATCTTTGCCGCGGTGGAGGCGTTTTTTGCTCTCAAAGATAGTATGGACGAGACGAAACCTAGCGCAGATAAGCTCAATGATGCGTTAAGCAAGACCAATGAGGAACTCCAAAAACTCACGCAAAATCAGCGCGACGCTATAAATCTTGATCTAAAAGCTAGTTTGGACGCAAATTTTAGAAAAATAGACGAAATAAATAGAAAATTAGAGGAACATAATAAATTCGGTGGTATCGTCGGAGCGTATAGACTAGAGGCTGACGAGATTATAAAGCTAAAAGCCGAGAGAGACGGTTATATCGCACAAAACAGCAAAATCATAGGGCAAAGAAAAGAAATCGCTAGCATAAACTCGGGCATAGGCACGATCGAAACTCAGCAGCAAAAAGATGCCGCATATATAAATTCTTTAGACAAAAAAGTCAAAGATTTACACGTAACTACGCTGTCTAACCTCAAAAAAGAGGCATCTAAGCTCAAAAAAGAGATAGATGAGATTTTAAGCAAGCCCTCCGACAATATTAGAGTGCAAATAGCGCAAGAGGAAGCTGTCGAGGCCTTAAGATTAAAACTAGAAAAAACTAACGACCAGATAGCGAACTTCGGCAAAAAACACGGCGGCTCAAATAAATCTGATAACTCCGAACTAGAGCATCAATTAAGAGCAAAAAGCGAAATTTATAAAGAGTATTATGAAAAAATAGGCGACCACGCCAATTTATGGCTCATAAAACAAAGTGAGATAAGCAAAAAATTAAAAGATGCCGGCATAAACGGCGGCGAATTTGAAAAGATAATGGCGCAGTATAAACAGGGCTTCGATAGCGACCTAGAAAAGAAACGCGCCGCAGAAGCCGAAGCCGCGCACAACGAAAATATCAAAAATATCAACGAGAAGCTAAAGCTGCAAGACCGTATATACAACCTACAAAAACGCCGCACAGAGCTAATAACCGACGAAACGGCTAGGCGTATCGAACTTATAGAAATAGAGCGCGCGCACGCTTTAGAACAATACGACGCTATGCTAAAAAAAGGCGAGATAAATAAAGAATACTACGATAAGGCCGTAGCTTTAGAAAACGCCCTACATCAAAAACAAATATTCGACGCCTCGACGTGGGGGCAGATTATGCATAGCGGCTTAAATAGCCTAGAAAATGCGATGGGTAATTTTTTCGATTATTCTTCCGATCGCTTTATGAAATTCGGCGATTTGGCGCAGGATATTTTAGGGCAAATTTATAGGCAAATAGTAAAGATGATGATAATCCAGCCGTTAATCAATTCGGTTACGAGTATGTTACCAGGAATGTCTGGAGGGGCTACTCCAGCTCCTGCTGCTTTGCCGGCTGGAGGATTTGCAAGCGTATTAAATGCTACCCCAGCGGCAAAAGGTGGTGTATTTAATAGCCCCGATCTGCATAGCTACACAAACTCAATCGTAAGCAAGCCGACTTTCTTTAAATTCGCTAAAGGCGGCATTCCCGACATCGGCGTAATGGGCGAGAAAAACGGCGGTAGTCCAGAGGCTATTATGCCTTTAACAAGGACTTCTAACGGCGACTTAGGCGTAAAAGCGCAGGTCGGAGCGTCTTTAAATAACGTAAAAGTAGAAGTAATAAATCAAACCAGAGAGGACGTAAAGGTATCTAACGCCGCGGTAAGGCGAAACGACGGCGAATGGGTCATATCTTTAGTTTTAAACGGCGTGAGTAAAAACATCTTAGGCTCGCGCGAAACTTTAAGGGGGTTATTAGCGTGAATACTTATCCTAGCTATCCGCCGATCGTCGTAGGTTCGTCGAGGACCTTACGCAATCCTACGCATAGAAGCTCAAGCGACGGCGGCTATACGATAACGCGTAAAAAATGGACTAAGCCTAAAAGCTCGTATAGTTTAAATTACCCCGCCCTAAACGCGGAGCAGTTCAAAATTTTAAGAGATTTTTTCGTAGAAAATCAAGGGCAGGCTTTTAAATTTCGTTATCCGCTGGAGGACGAAACTAAAATTTGCGTATTTTCTATGGACGATTTAAAAGCCGACGACAATATGCAAAACTACTGCGCGGTAAAAGTGGAGATAGTAGAGATATGAAGCTAACTACGATAAAGGATTTAAACGCCGCGGCTTCAGATAGCGTGCTTTTAGTAGGGCTTGAAATTTTTATCCCCGAAACGCCTACGGTACGCATAATAAACAATAGCGAGAATATAACCTTTAGAGGGGAAGAGTTCGTAGCGTTTCCTTTTAGTATAGGCGAAATCCAAACGGCTAAGGGCGAAATACCGCAGTTTAATCTAAGTATCGATAACACTAGCCGAGCTATGCAAAATTACATAAATTCTTACAATAACTACGTAAAAACGCGCGGCGCGGAAAACTCTACTATTAAAGCCAAAATTTACGTGATTAATACAAAAGATTTAAGCGAGCCGGTGCTTGAGGAGTTTTTCGAGCTTACCGACTTTAGCTCCGATAGTAAGGCCGTAACCTTTAATTTGGGCGCGGGCAATCTCTTTAATATGAGCTATCCGCCGCGCAAGATGTATAAGGATTATTGCGTATTTAAATTTAAAGGCGAAGAGTGCGGTTATAACGGACTAGAAACTCGTTGCGACAAAACCTTGGCTAGTTGCAGGGCTAAAAATAATTCGGCGCGCTTCGGCGGGTTCTTGGGAATTGCGGGCGGGTATAAGAAATGACGATAAGGGATTTAATAGGCGCTCCGTTTGAGGAAATGGACTGCTTTGCTTTGGTGAGAAAGTGCTACGAGATAGAGCGCGGCGTAATCATACCGCCGGCGCGCGCTCCGCACGATAGAGCTAAACTCGTATTTAGCGAATTTCTAGACGAAATTTCGAAAAACTGGCATAGAGTAGAAAAGCACAAAGGCGTCTGTGTAGCTTTGCGTTACGATATAAACCACCCTAAAATCGTAACTCATTTCGGGTATATGATAGACGAAAATCATATTTTACATACCACGTCGCAAACGGGCGCTATCGTAGAACGTCTAGCTAATTACGAAAAGTTGATAGAGGGCTATTATGACCGAAAATAAAATAATAACCTACAATAACGTTTTAAATCCCTTAGATAGAACGATACTAGCTAGCGGAGAGTATAAAAATATCGACGAAATTCTAAAAGAATTAAAATACGATAACGAAATTTACGATCTCGTAATTTCTAAAAATAGCGTTATACAAAGCGGCTTTTTCGAGCTTGAAAACGGCGACGTAGTAAATATCGCTATTGTGCCTAAAGGCGGAGGCAGAGGCGGAGGCGGTAAAAAGATTCTAGGCATCGTGGCTTCTATCGCTATCGCTATCGCTGCACCTTATGCGGCTGCGGGCATGCTAGGAACCGTCATAGGCGGAACGGGAGCTATGGCCGCTGGGCTTGGAACGTATGCGCTAGCCGCTGGTATCGCTGTGGCTGGCAATTTGCTATTAAGTGCTATTATGCCTAAACCATCTATGCCTGGCTTTGATAGAATGGATTTTAAAAATTCCAATACCTACGGCTGGAATAAGCCTACCAACCAAGCTATGCAGGCTCAAGTAGTGCCTAAGGTTTTTGGGACACATAAAATAACTCCGCCGTTAATCGCTTCACATATAATTAGCGATGGCGATAAGCAATATTTTAATGGTCTTTATGCGCTAAACGACGGTGAGATTAAAGATATACGAGAGATTAAGATAAATGACGAGCCGATAGAGAATTTTAAAGGCGTAACTTATGAGATTAGAAACGGGCTTAATAACCAAAATATAATCTCTAATTTTAACGATACTAGCTACGATAAGAATATAGGCAAAAAGCTAAACCCCGATTTATCTTACTCTTTAGCGCAAACGGACGGTAATTTCGTAACGAGCCTATCCGTAACTCTAGTTTTCCCGCGCGGGCTTTATTACGCTAACGATAAAGGCGGACTTGACGGATACTCGGTAAACGTGAGGGTAGAATACTCCGCCGACGGCAAAAACTGGACGGCAATAACGGGACAAACTTTAAACGTAGTTCCCGCGGATATAAGCCCCTTTAGAAAACATTGGCGAAAATACAAATTTAGAGGCAAAACATACGAAGGAAGCCCTGAAGAAGCTAGAGCGAAAATGCTAGCCGACTACCCGCCTACGGGCGTTTCCTATGCGGTAGTAACCGCCGCGCAGACTTCTACTTTTAGGCGAGTCTTTAGGGTGGGTAACTTACCGCCCAATAAATATAACATTAGGGCTAAATTTGAAACCGCGCCTAATACCGGCAGCCGTTACGCAAGCGATTGTTATTTAGAATACGTAACCGAAACCGTAAGCGACGATTTTATTTATCCTAAAACCGCGCTTCTAGCTATTAGGGCGTTAGCGACCGATCAGCTAAACGGCGGAGCGCCTAGGATTAGCGCGGTCGTAACGGCTAATAGCGATAATCCCTCTCATATCTGCCGTAAAATTTTAGAAGATAGCGGCGTGGAAAGTTTGCGCATAATGCCTAGTTTTAACGAATGGGCTAATTTTTGCGAAGAAAAGGGCTTAAAATGTAATATCGTATTCGATAGCGAATTAAGCGTTAGAAAAGCCTTAGATACGGTTAGCTTGCTAGGTCGCGCGTCCGTGCTTCAAGCGGGTTCTAAATTCGACGTAATAATAGAAAAAGCGGGGCTAATTCCCGCTCAAAGCTTTTTGTTCGGTATGGGGAATATACTAAGCGATACGTTTAAGCAAAATTTCCTCCCTTTGGTAGATAGGGCGAATTTTATCGAGATAACTTATTACGATAAAAATAAAGATTACGAGCCTTCCGTCGTTTCGGTCGGACAAATAGCCGCCGATAATTCGCGCGTAAGCAATAAAAGCTCCGTTACGCTGGTAGGCTGCACGGACGAGGCGCAGGCTAGGGCTTACGGACGCTTTACTTTAAATTGCAATCGCTATTTAACCGAGACGATAGAGTTTGAAGCCGACAAAGATAGTTTAGTTTGCAGATACGGCGATATTATCAAAGTTAGCCACGATACGCCTCAATACGGCTTTAGCGGTAGATTACTAGAAGATAGCGGCGCGGATTTCGTTATTTTAGATAGAGATTTAGATACCGTAGGCGGCGTAAAATACGCTATTCAAATCAAAAACGACGTAAACGAGATTAAAGAGTTCGAGATTTTAGAAATCCTAGCTCCGAATAAACTAAGGCTGAATTTAAACGGAAACGTCTTTAGAAAATACGACAACTACGCATTCGGCGAGATTAATAAGGCTTCTAAATTATACCGGATTTTAAAGATAGCTACTTCGGGCGAATTTACGCGCCATATTACGGCGATAGAATACAACGAGGATATTTACGACGATAGGGAAAATATAAGCGTTACGGATTATTCGTCGCTGGGCGTGCGGAATCTAAGAATAAGTGAATATTTAAAATACGATACGGCCAAAAATATAAAAACTATGCTAGCTCTAGCTTGGAGCGGCGATTCGCTGTTTTATTTCGTAACTTACAAAAGCGCTAGCGAAGAACGAACAATAAAGGTCTTTAATAGCGCATTCGAGTTTGAAGCCAAAGAGGGCGAAACCTACGAAATAACGGTAAAAGACGGCGTAGGCAATAGCGCGGGTAAGATTTATAAGGTTTTAGGCAAGCTTTACCCGCCGGGGCCGGTAGAGAATCTAAAAGCGGTCGAGCTAATGGATGATTGGGCGTTAAGCTGGAGTTACGACGATAGCCCTTTAGATTTTAAAGAATTCCATATTTTTAAAGACGATATATTTTTGGAGACTACGCAAGCCTTAAATTTTGTGACGCCTATAACAGGCATTTCCGTCACTTATGATATTTATGCCGTAGATACTAGCGGCGTAAAAAGCGCCGTTTCTAGCGTGACGGCAATTGCGGCCGGCCTAGAAAACGTAAATAGCGTAAATACGTTTTATGAAAACGACGCTTTAAGTATAGTTTGGGGAGAGATAAATAGCCTCGATAGAAAAATAAGCTACGAAATAAGACGGGGTGAGGTTTGGGATAATAGCCAACTAATAGCTGTTACGAGCGATACTAGCGCTAGAATATTTAATAGCGGGACATATCAGATCGCGGCATTTTACGTGACTAACGGCGGGGCTAAAATAATGAGTGCGATGCCTACGACGTTTATTGTGGACGAAGCAAATACGCTAGAAAAAAATGTAATATTTAAGAGCGTGGAACATGAGACTTGGATCGGAGCAAAAAAAGGCACGGCGAATTCAGGCGGCGAATTGACGTTGGACGGGCTCGGACTCTTCGACGATACGCTAAACGTAGACAATACGCCGTCGTTTGACGCTCCTTTTGGATTTACTTCGAGGGGAATTTACGACAGCGCGAACGTTTGCACCCTTGACGCGCCAGCGTCTTGCAAGATAATTTCCAACCTAAAATACAGCGGGTTAAACATCCTAAGCGATTTCGATACCGCGCCTAGCGTGGACGACTTAATAAATTTCGACGGCTTTAAAAACGACGACATAAGCGCTATAGAGCAAATCGCGTTAAGCATCGACGGCGCGAATTTTGGCGAATACAAAATATTTAGAAGCGGCGTTAGTTATCTAGCTAAGGCATTTAAAATGCGCCTAGTTTTAAGTAGTAAAAATATTTTTAGCTCGCCTACGGTTAGCGAATATTCTTATGAAATAGATGTGCCCGATAAATTTGAAAGCGGAAGCGAGATAAGCGCTAATAACGAAATAGGAATTCTTTATAAGACTAATTTTAGCGTAGCGCCGAAAGTTCAGATTACGATATTAAACGCAGTCGCAGGAGACGACGCTATTTTATCAAACCAGACCAAAGGAGGATTTATGATAAAAATCATAGACAAGAATGGTATCGCTGTAGTGCGAGAATTTAACTATTTTGCGAAAGGATATTAAAATGGCAATAGATATTAAAAAGGCAATAGATATTAAAAATGGCACGGGGCGAGAGGTGAGAATGCAAATCAACGAGGTGTTAAATAATTTAAACAACACCAAGCTAAACATCGATGCGATAGCAGCAAATTCATTAAAGCTTGAAGGCTTGTCAGCCTCAAGTTTTGTAAAGAAACAAGAAATAACTAACCCCAACCTGCTAATGAATGGTAACTTTTGTTCTTTTGAAAGACATAATAGTGAATTTTTCCATTTAACAAATAAAAATAATAGAGAGTATTTAACAGACAGGTGGCAAGTTTTCTCATCAAATGATGATTTAAGATGGGAGGGCGGCGTCTATGACTCTAAAGCGGTTAGACCTGCCGGAATCAAAAAAACGGCAGGTTCTAAAAATATACAGTTAATTCAGTTTATAGAGAACATAACAAATTTTAATCCTTTAGAATATGTAACTATATCATTCTGGGCAAGAGCTGAAAAGAATAAAAGAATAACTGTTCAAATACAACCGACTAAAGGAAGATTTGAATCTGTAATGCTGCCAGTTACAAAAGAGTTAAATATTACAAATCAAACGGAATTTTATTCCATTACTTTACAAGTTCCTGACTTTTGGGAATTTATAAAAGATGATACGAATTTTGATAGAACAAAATATGCTTTAGCGGTTAAAATAGATTTTGGGACCGAGATAAATGAAGTGGTCTTTATTCAAAATATCAAACTAGAAAAAGGTTCGATACCAACGCCTTTTTTAAATTACAGCGGTTCGGAGGAAGCAGATAAACAAGCTTGTTTGAGGTATTTTGAAAGAATTAGAAAAAGACTGCATTTTAGTTCTTTTATAAAAACAGACAACCCAGAATATCTCCTTGATGTTTTATACAAAGTTCAAAAAAGAATAGATAGTCCAACAATAAATTTCGATGTTGATACAGGACAAGGGTTACAAAAAGGCGACGTCGCAAATGGCATTTATATTAAAAATGACATTCTTATAAATTTTAATAAAGACGGCGTATTGTTTAGAACAAAAATAAAAAATGCTCCAGCTTTTGTAGATAACATTACGATTGATGCGGATTTTTAAAAGAAAGGAAATTAAAAATGCTAATAGAAAAAGTCGTAGAAGAGGAAAATATTTATATAGTAAATGATGAGATGTTTGTTCCTAAGGCTGAAAATAACGGAATGTATCAAGAAATATTAAAGTGGCTTAAAGCCGGCAATAAACCTATCAAGCAAGAAATAAACCTAACAGAATTAAAGCTTAATAAACTAGCTAGCCTAAATGAGTGGGCTATAAAAATGACGGATAAGTCAGCTATAAATTTAAAAGGCTTTGGTGTAATAGACGGAGGATATAAATACCTCTTAAACGTAAGGGCTATGAAAAATAATTTTGAGGCTTTGCCTCAAAAGCTATTTAGAATGTACGACAATAGCTTTAAAGAGGTAAATTTAACAGACCTTGAAAAGATAGAAAAGGCAATAGAGCTAGGCGGGATAATGCTACATACTCTAAAATGGCAATACGAATCCGCTATAAGTAAAGCCAAAAACAAAGAGGAGCTAGAGGCAATAACCTTTAACGAGGTTATAGAGATAGACCTAGATAAGGATAATAAATGAGCGATATAAAGCGTCCTATTATAAAGCCTTATGACAAAGATAGGTTTGAGCTAGTAGAAGATTATCATTACAGCAATGTAATAGTTCCAAAAGGATATAGAACTAATGGAGCAGACATACCACGCATATTATGGAGTATCTTTCCCCCTAATAGTCCAGAGTATTTAAGTGCTGTTGTAGTGCATGACTATTTATGCGATAAAAGCTCTTACAGACTAGCCGATGCAGTTTTAAAGACTATGATGAGTGAGCTTGGAGTTGCTAAGTGGAAAGTTGCTCTTTTCTATTATAGTGTAAGAGCTTATCATATAGTTAGATATGGGAGGGACGCCAGTGCTAAATCCTAGTTTATATCTTAGTGGCTTCTTGCTGCTTGCTACCCTATTTCTTGGTTACAGATACCAAAGCTTAGATAATGAGCTTAGCGTTACAAAAGCTAATCTAAAGGCTAGTGACGAGATGAACCTTAAACTTAAGGACGAGATAAATGAACAAGATAAGCTCATAAATCTCAAACTAGAAGCAATAGAGAAAGCCAGCAAACAAAGGCAATTAATAGAGATAAAAGCAAATAAAGTCAAAGAAAAGGTGCAAAATGAGGACAAAAAGGATATGTCTAATGCTCTTGACATCAGCGTTTCTTATGTGCTTGATGGGTTGCGAAAGCAAGCAGGAAGTGGTAAATAAGTATGACAAAATACCGAGCTACCTACTTGAAGTTCCACTTATTGCAGATAGAAATGTAACTAATCAAGGCGATGCTGGAGTGCTGCTAATAGATGTTTATAGTGGTTATGAGAAGTGTATAGGACAGCTAGAGGACATAAAAAAGTATGAAACAAAAAGAGACAAACAATAAAAGCATGAGGGTGCGTAAATGGAAGCTATCATAAAAAAGACTAAGAAATTTTGGTTTAATAAAATGGTTGTAATTGAAATAATATTGTCCGTCCTAATAATGCTCATCTTTACGTATAAATTTTAAGAGGCTGGTGGCGATGGATGATCTTATGGATAGGCTAGGCTTTTACTTTTGGGTGATAATAGTTGGCTTTGTGGGTGGCGTGCTAAGCATTGCAGGGGGCAACGCCAAGATAGCAAGCGACGGCAAGGCTATCATAAATTTTTTCGTTGGCACTATTAGCTCAACCTTTATATGCTGGGTAGCTTACGAGGCGACATTTTTCTTTACTGAAAAAGCAAACTTTAGTCTTGCAGTTGGTGGTTTTTTTGCCTGGAGAGGCACAGCTTGGGTTAGTGCAGTGAT